CGCGTGTGGCAAAGCCACGGGATAGAACAACGAAATCACCGTAGAAGATGCTGGTTGCATAGCCGTACTGGATGTTGTACATGCGGGTAGAACCTGCAAATACTTGACCTCCAATAAGGTTCTGCGGCAACAAACCGTACGGCGCTGATACGACAGGATATGCCATAAAAACTCCAAGTTAAATTAAATACCTTTTCCAAAGCTAGTCGAAGATTTTTTCTCGTTAAAGAGAGGCATCCGCGGGTCACTTTGACGCATAAGGGTATTGTCTACAGCTTCCATTTGAGCGCGTGTCTGTTTTGCAAAATGTTCATTTCGCTGGTCCACGAAATCACTTGGAGTTTTGCAGAGCAATAACCCGCCAATCTCAATGTTGTCTTTAAACCGACTAGTTGGATCAGCTAGCAGTCTGAATCGTGGTTGCTCTTCTACGCTTACAGGCTCCCATCCTTCGCGCAATTTGCCCGAAATGTTTTTGGGATCTGGAGCGTTTAAGGTTGAAACGCGGATCCAGCGATATTCGTACCCCGGCTGCTTATCAGGTTCAGGAAGGGAGTCAGGCAACTGCCACTGCTTAGGGCGTTCTGCCATTAACCGATCCTCAAGCTCGCGTGGTTTTCTGTTTTCGGCCATATTAGGCTCCTAATTTGATTTTTTCCGCAGCAAATTGCTCCGGTGTAAGTTTAAATTTCTTTGCCAAGTTCAACTCACCAACGGTAAGCTTTACTCGTTTTGCGGATGTAGTCCGTGTAGCTGGTGCAACCACCGAGCTTTTTCGGCTGGGCCGATCTTCTTGTTCCTCAGCTTCCTCAAATTTCTCTGGGAAACGTTTTCGGATAGTGGCGTTAAGCCGGGAGTAATACTCCTGTGATGAGGGCCTAACTCCTTCGCTCAGCATGGCGTCGTGAACACCTAGAGCCAAAGCAGTCATTTCCTTATCTTGCCCAAACCAAGGGTTTTCTTGTTGCCAAGCTTCTGCAGTTGGGTCTACAGGAGGCCGTTGGACTTGGGGCTGGGGGGTTTGTACCACAGTTTCTTCCTGTGGCGGTGGAGCTGGCTTGAAACTCTTAACCTTATCAACCTTTAATGTTGCCTGGGTAAGACGCTCCTGGGCTTCCATTACCTTGTCGGTATCGCCTGAATCATAGGCTTCACGATAGGCTTTTTTGGCCGCATCCAATTCCATTTCTACTGTTTTGGTAACAGAAAAAAGGACATTGTTTTCGCTGTTGGACAGATTGGCTTTGAGCTTTTTATTCTCTTCCATCAGTTTCTTGGCGAATGCAATGGCTTCATTTTGCTCACGCAAAGCCGCATCTTTTTCTCTACGCTCGTCATGCGCCAGCTTCTTCATCTGAAGAAGTTTTTTCTTGACCTTGGTAGAGTAATCCTCCAGCTCGTCGTTATAAAGCTCTTCCCGAACTTTTTCAGGCAATGGAGTTTTATTACGGTCTTCTGGGGGAGTGTTATCTTCAACTTCAACGATGATGTCATCGTCAAGTTTTTCATCTTCCTGTTCGTCAGGGAATTTGAATTCGTTTGACATTTGTGTTCCTTATTTGCGTCGGATGCCGCGTGGATCTTCGACTACACCTTCGACTGAATCGTCGTTGATGATGCGAAACTCTTTGCCGTGAATGACTAGTCTTGTCCCAGCATGTGGCCGAACCAAAACAAAGTCTCCGCGTTGACAGTAGGGTCCCGTCGGGAATCGACTGGTGTCCGCGTAACAATCAGGCCCCATGTCTACTACGAATAACACCGTAGTCAACAGTTCCTCAGTGCGCATCATTTCTGATGACTTAATGAGGCTTGAGCCTTCAATGGTTTCTTCCACTTCTGGAATCGCACACAAGATGCGGTAGCCAACAGGCTTTGGTAGCTGCTTGGCTTTTTGCTCTGGCTCTTTATGCATTAACTGCGACAAGTCAACAGCCTTTGCTAAGTCCAATTCATTCATTATCGTCATCGGTTTTTAATCTTTCATGTAGGTCTGTTATGAATAAACGTGCGGTGAGCAGACCTTTAACCTCTCCGCACATCTTTGTGTACTCCGCATAATCCTTGGCGTTGCCATCCGCCAGGGCTATTTGAAGTTGGGATACTTTGTCATCTATCCTGTTTGACAGATGTTGTAGGTACTTGTCAATCATTTGCGTCCAATCAAGTTAGCCATGATGCGCTGGCGCTCAAGCTCACTGTGCGCCTGCAGTTCCTTTTGTGACTTTTCCAAATCTGTTTGGATCCTGGTCATGTCAGTCTCTTTTTGGGATTGAATGCGTTCACGTTCAATTTGCTGCTGGTTTGCTTTGAGCTGTGCGTCAGTTTGGTCTTTCTGTGCCTTGCGTTGTTGTTCAGCGCCTTTGATCTGCAGCTCTTGTTGTTGCATCTGGACCAATGGGTCTTGGGCAAGTTGTTGAGCCTGCTGTTGTTGGGCCTGGACGGTATTGGCCTGCAGCACTTGTGTGCTGGCTTGTGCAATGAGCCGAGAGAGCTGGACCTCGACGTCTTCAGGCAAATGCTCGTCCGGCGGCGGCAGTGGTACGCCCATTTGTTGTTCAATCAAAGTCCGGTAGTGGAAGCCAAGATGCTCCGCAATATGCGCCTGGAGTGCAGCCATGATCTGGTTGGCCTGCGGGTTTTGACCAATGGTCTTCATCACCAGCGGATCCTGCATGAACATTTGGTGCGCTGCAATATGAGCGTCCTGGTCCTGGGTGATAAATGCCTTGAGCGGAACACCCTTGAGTGCGTTCATGTTTTCGCTGATAGGGTCCACCGGCATTTCGTCTTCAGGCAAAGGAACAAGTTTCTCAGCGTTTTTAATCCCCAGAACATCTAACATTTGGCGGTGTAGCTGTGGCAGGTCATAGATCTGCGGGGCCATTTGAGCCAGTTGAATGACCGCCTGATACTGCACAATCTTCTGCGCCATTGTGGCGGCGTTGGGGTCTGAAACAGGGATAACTGCAACCAAGTCATAGTCGGATTTCTTCGCTTTTGGCGATCCTTCTTCTGGCTCGTATGTGTACTCAGGCGGTGTGTAGTCGCGGATGATGTCGCGCAGCAGTCCCAGCTCTTGCTTAAAGGAGTAATGGATCCGGGCCTGGACCGCGGTCATCACTTTCAGGGTACGTTCAAGGATTGCCAGGGTTGTACCAACGGGAGAGTTGGCCGACATGTCAGCAACTTGGATGTCAGCGGCCGAGGCAAACTTGCGGCCCTCGTCGACGATCTTGTCAAGCAGTAATGCCAACACTTGGCTTGGCTCTTTATAGGGGAGAGCCATGATGTTGTCGGCAATTGTCCCGCTGGGTACGTCGACATCACGCCATTCTGCTGGTCCGATGGGGGTATCGTCTCCCTTAACACGCAGACCGCGGGTTTTGAATCCGCCGGGCAGGTTTGATAGGGTTCCAGCGTCCACCAACTGACGCAAAATGGAGGTTCCTGACTTGGCAAAAGCTCCAACAAGGTGGATTAGGCCAAAACAATAGAAACCAAAGCCAGGAACGTAGCCGTAATGGACAAAATGCTGCCGTTTTGTGTGCAACTTGTCGCCTTTTTTCCAATTCCGGCGGATTGCAACGCATTTGCTGCTGCCTTTTTCAATCGTAACGATGTAAGGTAGCGCAATTCCGGTCGGATTCCCGTCTTTGTCGACATCTTCAAACCCCTCAAGGTCCAAATTCACGTTCATTTCAAGAAGTTTGTAGCGGTCATCCGTCTGTGCGCGGAATCCCATCTTCTCGGCAATCTTTTTTTCTACTTCATCAAGGGTATTGTTGGGTTCTCCCAGGTCAATGTCAGCATAAAACCCGGCAACCTGCAGTTTGCGCAGCTCGTTTTCGGTTTTTCGCATAACATGGGTGACGCGGTCAGCCGTTTGAATGTCGGACGCGCCATAAGGAACAACCAAATCATCAGCCGGAACAAAAATTGAGGTCTGGCGATCCAGGCTGGGGTCAAAGTAAACCTTCTTGAATGCATTACCGGCAAGCCCCAAGCCCCACAACATGCGCTCATGCTCTGGCCGGAACTCGGTCATCACATCTGTCAGCTCATAGTTCATGTCGGCCGCAACGCGAACGGCTGCTTGTTTCTTTTCGGGGGTTTCTTTGCCGATGATTTGGGTCTTCACAGGGCCAGCAGCCGGGAAGGTACTCATCATTACTTCGGCTTGAAACTTGACAACAGCCTCAGCCAGAAGGGGATGGTAGACACCGCACGCACCAGTCCAGGGGTCTGCCCTCTCTTCGATCTTCAGGCCCAGAAGTTCAAGACCGTCGACATAGGTCTGCATCCAGTCCTTCCGGGAATTTACGTCATCCTCGTAGTCGCTCAGCAGATCCGACACTAACTCTGTTACGACATCGTCTGGGAGGTGTTCAACTAGGTTGGCCTCAAAGTCATCTTCAACACTGCCTATTTGAATTTCAACATCACCTATCTTGATGTCGACTGACTCCGGGTCTTCGATTTCAATTTCGATTCCCTCATCAGGAGCCAGGGAAGTGATCCCTTGTGGCGCTTCGTAAAGTGACTTTTCAATGGACATACCAATCCTTAGTAATAAGAGACCTTGCGTCTAAACGCACGAATTTCGTCTTGTTCATCGGTCTGTAGACGAATAAAACCGCCTTTTCTGAATCTGATTAATGCCTGGGTGGCTGAGTCAACCAAGTCATCATGGTCTGAATTAGGGAAAGCCGCCATCTCTTCCATCAGCTCATCGGCCCATCTTGTCGAGGGTGCCCAGACCTTCCCGCTTGCAAACAAATCAGATACAGAATTAATCCGCACCATCTTATCATTCCCCCTGCTGGGCGTAAACTCCTGGACCGGTATCCCCATCGCCCTTAACTCAAAAATTAAAGGCGCGCCTGAAGCCTTGGCCTCAACGATAAAAGCATCCGGCTCCCACAATTTATAGTGGTTGAAGGCTTTCTCTTTCAGTTCAGGGAATTCCATCCTTCTTTTGAAAGCGTCCAGCAAAATAATGTTGGCGTCGTTTTCGTTCTCGTTCAGATAGAAAACGCCCCAAGTAGTGCAAGCGGAATAGTCAGACCGCTCTGACTTTAAGAACGCGGTGTCCCAGCTCTGGATGATGAACTCACACCGCGGTGGGTCATCGCCCTTCCACTCCTTCCACCATTCCCTTTTAATAATAGCGCCCTCTTCAGAGGTAGGACTCTGTTGGTATTGGGCATTCCACTTTGCAGCTGGCAGCTCAGAGCGAAGAGCTTCTAGTTCCTCCAGCTTCCAGTATTCAGGCCATAAAGGTTTATCGCTTGGCAAGATCGCGGGGAAGTCGATTACCTCCCACTCGTCGTTGCCGTCCTTTTCAATAGAGGATTGAAGGATCCGGCCGGTTAGGTCTCGCTTGGCCCAGCGGGTCATCACAACAATAATTGATCCTCCAGGCTGAAGACGTTGTCTAGGGCCGGAGGTATACCACTCGTAGACTTTGTCAAAAACAGACGGGTCTCCTGCCGCAAGAGCTGCCTCCTGCTCAGAGTGAGGGTCATCAATGATCAGTAGGTCTGCCCCCTTACCGGTTACGGTCCCTCCAACACCGATAGCAAAATATTCACCGTCCTTATTAGTAGACCACCGCCCGGCGGCCTTACTGTCCTGACGAAGATTAACATTAGGGAAGATCTTGGCGTACTGCTCACTCCCCACTAAGTTCCTTACCTTACGTCCAAACCCGACGGCCAGCTCAGCCGTGTTAGACGTCTGGATGATTTTCTTATGCGGGTTTTTACCTAGAAACCAAGCCGGTAGAAGGTAGGACGCGAATTCCGACTTTGTGTGGCGGGGCGGCATGTTGATGATCAGGCGCTTAATTTTCCCCGACGCTATCTCCTCAAACTTACGCGCCATCACTTTATGGTGGCGGCCATTTATAAACCCCGGCCACATTGAGTGGACAAACTTCATAAAGTCCTTCTCGGCCTCCTCTCTAACAAGAGATGACCGGTACTCATCAAGCTCATCAAAGAACGCCTCCTGCTCATTGACAGGTAAAAGCGCGATGGCCTGACTGATAGCTTCAAGGTTCATATGTTTCGCATGGACAAATAGCTCGGCCGCACGCTCCTAGCACTCCTGGTCATCCTCTTACAAATCCCAAGGTCACACAACTTCTTAACCACCCGATGAACATTCCCGCGCCCCTTATCCCCTGTCTGGAACATGATGTCATCTATCGACGGCCCATACCCAAAGTTCTTCCAGTACTCATCTATCACCAAAAAAACCGTCCGCTGTTTCTCCGTCATAAGGTAATCCTTCTTCTTTACCGTGTATACGCTCTTAGGATAAAGCAACTCTAACTCCAGTTAATGTTCGTTGTAGGGCCAAAAAATAATGGGCGTCTCCGGCCCCATGTAAGCACCCTCAATATTAAAAGAACAAAACTCATAGGCGTCCTCCTCACTCATCCCTTGAGCCATAAGAGAGGCAATGATCTTCTCCCCGTCGTAGACCAGCTTCTCAACATACGTTGCCCCAGTCCCACTAGGAACCCATAAATCCGTCATGCCAACTATCGCATCATCCAATCCATCCATCTTTAACATGTGTTTATGTTCCTTCAACTTTATCAAAAATATATACCCCACCCATTTTTGTATGCAAAAAGAAGGGGGGACCTATCTGTCAAAATCGGTGACAACTTCAACATCAGTTGAAGTTAACCCCTCCCCCTGTTTTGGTTGTGATTGTTTGAGTGGAATAGTATGTGAACCGGCGGCCCCCGCGGCCGCGGCCGAATGGCCGGGTGCCCCCTCGGTGGGTGCTGCGGCAGCGCCATCGTTGACCGGTGGCTGGGTTTCCAGCTGGGTTTGTCCGCCAGCTGCGCTAGTAGACTGAGCGCCGCGTATCTCAGCCAGCAGGTCTAGTGCATCGTCAGGCTTAACTTCGGCATCGACTGTGATGGATTGCAGCCGCGAGAGCAAGCGCGTGCGAATGTCTTCGCTGCGGTTGACGGTGGTGATCTCCTTGCGCTCCACGAATGCGCCCACCTCGAATAGGCTACCCAGTAGCTTGAGACATTGGACACGACTAGCTGGTGGGAACTCATCGTCTAGGCTATGTTGGACCAGCTGCTGCACGAGCAGCGCCTTCAATTGAGAAGGTGTTCGGTGTTTCTCCGCCTCAATTGCCAGTTTGTAAGCTTCCACCTCTTGTTGTATCCTTGCGTCCTTTGCCAGAACATACGGCGCGCATACGATGGTGCTGGGAGATGGATTGGTTTTGTATGCATCCCTGTAAGCTTGGGCCTTGGTCTTACCCATTGCGACAGCCCGCGCGAATTCTTTTTGTTTGGTTGTGAGTTTGGGTGTCTTCCCCTGTCCGGACGATAGGAGCGTCTCTACTGGGATAGTGCCCAGCCCTTCCCTTATCTGCGCCCGAGTGAGTTTCTGTGTTTGCTGCTTTGCCATTGTTTCCTATCCGGTACGAATGAAGAATGGGCCGAATGGTAGCACCGCGCGTGGTGGTTGGCAATTGCCGTCCCTGCTGGATGTCCTGGCCCAGGCTAACCCAGTCCCCTAAAAAAATTTTTTCACCGGCCTGCGAATCCCCATAAATCTGTGATCTAATGCCATACATGGCATCAAACGATGTCATGTGTAGCAACCCTTAAACAACATCAACAGGAGTTAAAGATGACCTTACCTAAACTGGCTGACTACCGCAACGACCTCTTCGCTAGCCACAACAACATGAGCGATGCCCTGCGCTATGTCAACGATGTGTGCAGCGCCGCACCCGACAGCAGCTCCAGCATCTCCATGCGGACGATTGCCCACATTATCCTGAACACGGCTATCACCATGCATAAGGAAGAATTAGCTGCCCAGCGCGGGGCGGAGCGCAGCGACACGCTAACCGAGCAAATCGCAAAGATCGTTCGGGAACTGACCGCAGCAGAACTAATGTCCTACAGAGACAGTTTTGAAAGGATTGCCAAAACCGAAGTTGAATCTGCCATTGAAAACAAAACTCAGGAACTGGTCAACGAATGCATCGAAGAATGGGTGGGCGATAACCTTGACTCAAAAATTGACGATTGGGCGAAACACAACATTGACGTTGAAGGCGCTGTCAAGACCTACATGGATGACGAAGTCGATTGGGACGATGTGATCGGCGAAAAAATGGCCGACTACTTCGGCAATAACACCTTCAGCATCGAACCGCGCTAATGCTGTCTACAAGCCCAGCGTGCTGGGTTTGTGGGCCACCATTGGCCTGTTTAACCAAGGAGCAAAGATGATTTCCAAGAGTGAAATGCTTGCCGACATCGGCATTGCGATTACTGGGACCGCCATGCTGATTTTTGGCGCTGGGGCCGAGGGTTTTGTAGCCAGCGCGGCCCTTGTTTGGGGTGGCCTGTTCATGGGCTATTTGATAACCACCTACATGGGGGAAGACCATGTATAAGTACCACGAAGACCCGGGCCACGGGTGGATCGAAGTGCCCATGACTGAGTTGCACCGCCTCAAGATCGCAGATCGCATTAGCCCGTACTCTTACCGAGCGGGTGACATTGCCTATCTTGAAGAGGACTGCGATGCATCCGTGTGGGCGAATGCCAAGACCGCAGCCGGTGAAGACATCAATATCAAGAGTGTTCGCACCGACAGAGACAGTTTTGTCCGCAAGCTACCCAGCTATGAAAACCCTCTTCGTTGAGCGCAGCGGGAACCGCAAAGTCGGGCCGATTCCCGTGACCTATCGGGAACGCAAATCCTGCCCTCCATCGTGCCCCCAGTACCGCAAGGGATGCTACGGGGATGACTTCCACACTTCGCTGGCTTGGACCCGAGCTGACCGCAGCGGCCTGACCACGCGCCAGTTAGCCGCCAAGATAGCCGCGCTGCCGGAAGGTCAACTGTGGCGAGGCGAGGTGGTGGGCGACATTGTCGGCAAGGGTGAGTGGGTGGATGCCTACGAACTGGGGCTGATTGTCCGAGCCAACATGGGGCGCAGGGGATTCACCTACTCCCACAAGAAATCCGCACAGGCTATTCGGTGGATCCGTCATGCGAACGCATGGGGCTACACCATTAACCTGTCCGCAGATGATGCTGGAGAGGCAGACCGGCTGGCAGACCTGCAGGCTGGGCCTGTCGTTTGCATCGTGCCGGTGGATACCCCTGAGCATTCCTACACACCAGCCGGTCGGCCCATCGTGATCTGTCCCGCACAGACCCGAGACCTGACCTGTGCTGTGTGCCAACTGTGCCAAAAAGCCGACCGCAAATCCATCGTAGGGTTTCGGGCGCACGGCGCGAAGACTACCCTTGTTAATGATCGCGCAAGTCGCGTAATACCGATTGTGAGGATACGATGAAATTCCTAGTCCGCCAGTTTTATGTCGTTGAAGTGGAGGTGGAGGCTGAAGATGCCGCCCACGCAAAGGAGGTGGCTGGGTGCCACGAAACCGAATACGAGATCGTTACGCGATTCATGGAGCAGGATGGTGGCCCTGACATTGGACGGGCCGCAATTGATGACGAAGTTTTATTCTTGGAAGACAAACCCGAGGACAGACCCAGCCCAACGTATGTGTCTGCGCGTGAGTCGGCGATTGATGAGCAAGCCGCCGAGTATGGTGACATGGACGATTGAAAGGAGAAAGCAAATGAAGACACTACAAGAGCAACTTGAACAGGCTAAAGCCGAACGGAACAAGGTCTATGCTGAATTTGAAAAAGCCACAGCCGACTTGGACAAAGCAGAGGCCTACTGGTACAAAGTTCAGGATGAAACGCGCAAAGCTAAGGCCGAAGTAACCCGTATTTTGGAAATGATTGCCAAAACAAAGGAGAAACCGTTGGTTGACTTAGTGCTTGCCCAGATTGTGCAAGATGTGCAAGATGGGGACATTACGGCGGTCGAGGAACTCATCAAAAGCATATCTGCTGAACAACTGAAAGCATACCTACCACATGGAGAAAGCAAATGAAAAAAGACCTACGCTGCAAACACGAGGGTCAGTCTTCGTGGTGGGAACATGACGCACGGGGGATCCCCCTTGCCCGCGTTTGTGACAAGTGCTGCGATGCTGTGCTTGCGACCTACCGGCCTGAGATCCTGACCGGCTACAACGAATCCGATGTTGACGAACCGATTGAGGGGGACGAATGGTAATCACCGAGCCGAACAAAATCCTGCTGTTCCGTATGCACGCGCTGCGATCAGGACTCAAGCTTGAGATCAAGGGGATGCGCCGCAGCGGGCGCAGTTTCTACGCAATCATCAAGAAGGAATGGGGCCTGAAGGGGTCCCGCGAGAGTGTTTTAGAGCAATTTACCGAGATCATTGAAGGAGCAGAGAAATGACAGACAAACGAACCCCGCTGGAATGGGCGGAGATATTTGGACTTGGCTACAGGCACGGCAAACGCGGTGACCCAAGGCTGGATCTGAAGATTGACTGGGAGGCCCAAGAAGAGTATCTGCGAGGCTATGAGCAAGGCGTACAAGACGCCGACAAAACCTACGAGTGATCTCTGCAAGCCCAGCGTGCTGGGTTTGCGGGGCCGCATTTGCCCATAACTGTAAACTGTAACAAAGGAGAAAGCTATGCCAAACTGGTGTTCAAACTCAGCCCGCATGAAGGCCCCCATAACGCACCCTTTTATGGTGAAGATCAAGCAAGAACTGGATCGCGGGGAACACGCGCAATGGTTCCAGGCCGTGGTGCCTGTCCCCCAGGCGCTGCTGGACGCCCCGGCCCGTGCCGGTAGTCCCGTGACCGAAGATGAGGAAAAGCTTGAGGCTGCATTTGGATATAAAAATTGGTACGACTTCTGCATGGCAGAATGGAAGACCAAATGGGAGGCGAGGGTGCACAAATACGAGATCGATGGCGACTCAATCACAGTTTGGTTCGACACCGCATGGTCGCCGCCCGATGGGATCTACGAGGCGATGCACAAAGCCGGTATTTCGGTGGAAGCCGCCTACTGCGAGGGTGGTATGGGTTACATGGGATGGTGGAAAGACGGCGAAGAATGCGTTGTTGATATGCCGAATGGAAGTGAATTCGACGAGGACTCTTTTCATTATGAGATCGACAAGTTTTTTGAGGACGCTGGCATTTCCCACGCGCCGGAAGGGCTGGGTGGCTAACATGATTTTGATCCAAGCTTCAGAGAAGGCCCTTTCTTTTAACGGGGACTCAAAGACCGCGCTGCACCTTGTTGAATCCCTGCAAGCAGCCTACGAGGACAAAGAAATGCCCAAAATGCTGAATGACTTTGTCTTTAACATTGAAGTGGCCCTGCAGAACGCTGGCGTGCTGGACGAGTGGTTCGGGGAGGTCAAATGATGTACCGCGTATACAACCACAACCACACCCTGCTGGGTGAGTTTGCCACCGAGAAAGAAGCGCAGAAGGAGGCCATGTTCTACATGGCGCAAACCGGCAATGCCGCCTACATCGTGAAGGAAGAAACATGAGACAACGCTGGCTTTACAAAGTTTACTTTGCAGGCCGGTTTGTCCGCGCCTTCACATCACGGACGGCAGCGCGCCATTTCATGGAAGAAATGACCGACCTAGACCTTCCATTTTTAATCCTGCCGCACGAAAGCGGACAGATCCCTTACATGATTGGAGAGAAAAAATGAAATTCATACAAACGACCAATCAGTACGGGCAACTGCGCTACATCAACACCGCCTACATAACCGACATCACGACCATCAGGTACATGGGTGAAGATGGGATCACTATTAGCTGGCTATCAGGGCATGGTGGGGTGGGCAATGGTAAGACTGAAACCCTGTACGGAGACAGGGCCGTCCAATTCATGCTGGACTTTCATGCCATGCTTGAATAAACGGAACGAGGGAATCGGCAGCGGCCTGACTGCCGACCCTCTGCTCATAGTCATTGAAATCCTCACCGGCCTCGCCTACCCAGTAGCGTGAGGCTATTTTTTTGGCTGTTGCAATACCCATCGGGTCATTGTCGGCCACCACAATGGGATGGTCCAGGCCCCGCGCTATCTCCAGCATATTCCCAGCCGAAAAGCAGATATGGATCTTGTACCGCACACGGGCAAGCTTCAAAGCGCGGCGCACCGACAGGCCCGTTGCCAGCCCCTCGACCAGCACATCCGGCCCCTTGTTGTCGATGATCAGGCTGGCTCCCTTCGTTCGCTGGCCCGTCAGGAACCGCTTTGTCCCGTCCGGTTGAATTAGCTGGAGGCCAATTAGATTGGAATCTATCCGCATCGGCACCACCAACAGGCCCTTCCATACCTTAGCTGGCTCTGTAAATCCCTTGCGGATCAGGTACGGGTGAGACTCAACACTAACATTGTTAAAGATGAAAGCCGCCTTTTTCGCAGCCTGAATTTGCCGCTTGATCTGTTCGTCTCTCTGCTTTTGGCGCTTGGCCGCAGCTTGCGGGTCCGGCACAAAGGGTTCGCTGGACACATACCGAATTGGCTGCTGGTGGACCGCATGGTTTTGTATGAGGCCACTTCTCCCGTTAAAGATGTAGGCGCCATTCTTCTTGCGGGGATGGTCTTCGGTTGGGACTCTAACCCAGCGGCCTTCGATTATGTGGTCAATCAGGAGGCCATGTTCTCTTGCAAATTGGTCAAAGGTCATGTTCTCGATTTCGCCCATGCTATGTTTCTGCTTTTGATCCAGCTAAGAGTGTTGTAGCTGGGGCTTTTGAGGCCATTGGATAGGCCGCGAGGGAAGACGCCATACTTTTCCTTATATTTATACGCCGCCCATCCTTCTTTGTAGCCACGCATACGCGAGTAATACAACAATTCGGAGTAGAAGTTCTGGTTTTCCGCCGCAAACGCAGGCTTTTCGGTTGCACCCAACTCGACCATGTGGCCTGGAACATTGACCACCTCCTTCATGGGGCGGGTCCAGCCGCACTCACCGCACACTCGGTCAGTCCAAATCCAAAGCGCACCGCAGCCGCCGCACTTGGATTCCTTTTTCACTTTCTCAGGAGGCTCTTTCTTGGCTGACTCTGCGCCGTCATTCAGCTCTGTGACGCCCTCATCAAAAAGGGTATCCCACTCTTTCCTAAACCGCAGGTAGTTGCCCGAATGATCCAGCCACACGCCGTGCGTCTTGCCTTCGCAGGGCCGCATGATCCGGCCCATCTGCTGCACATGGGAGGAAAAGGATTTTGAAAACGGACGCGCCGACACGCCTATCAGGACATCAGGCACATCAAAACCCCTAGTCAGGATGTCGGTGGCAATCAACCCATGTATTTTGGTATCAGGTGCGCTGAAATCCTCAATGGTCTCGCGCTTGAAGTCATCATCTTCCTTGTAGGAGATGGAGACAAAGTTGTAGCCGCGCTCATTGAACTGGCGCACAAGGTCACGGCCATGTTCCACGCCGGAGGCGAACACCACAGTCTTTTTGGGTCCACCAAACAGCTGGTTGGTCTTGTTCACCCACTCGTCAACTATGTCACCGGTAATCTGCATACCGCGCTTGGTGGTCTCTTCCTGCGACCATTCACCGGCCACCTTCTTGGCTCCGGTCATGTCAATCTCTTTGGCTATGAAGATCTTGAGAGGCACCAGCCATTTATCCTCAATCAATTCGCCCGTTGGCTTGGCTCCGACTACATGGGTGTATGTTCCTCCCAGGCCATTGGTAAACGGCGTTGCAGTCAGGCCGATAACCCGCATATCAGGATGGCTCTTGATGAACTCGATGACTTGCTGGCGCTGGACATGGCACTCATCAATGATCAGGAGGCCAACATCGGGGAAGTCATCGCGGCGCTCCAAAGTCTGGGCGCTGCAGATCTGTATGCGCTCATACGGCCGGTATCTCCAATGCCCTGACTGCATGACGCCATGAGCGATCCCGTACTTTGACAGGCGTGTACTGGTTTGGTTGACCAGCACAATCCTATCAAGCACCATTGCCACCTTGACGCCCTTCTTCGCCTCTTGAACCATGATGTGCATGGCTACTTCTGTTTTGCCAAACCCCGTTGGGGCATACAGCAGTTGACAGCGGTGCTGGGAAAAGCCTTTCTCAAGCTTCTCCACCACATCCGCTTGATGTGGTCTTAGGTTAATCATGCTTCTCTCCTGCTGGGAAACCGCCCAGCTTCGGTGTTAAGCCGCTTTTTCTGCGCGGCGCTTCCAATAGTTTATTTGCTTGACCATCTCGGCGTTCTTGGACATGAATTCATCTCTACTTTGTGTAAGAGATTTCACTTTGGACTCAAGCTCACGCACCTGTTCGCGCAACGATTCAATGGTCTCTGCGACTTCTGCCCTAGCCTCTTCAGACACCGGCAGCGACCGCACGGCCAACATATCCTTCAGCTTGGTGTTCTCTTCAGACACCGCGGTGATCTCTGTTGCCATCTCTTTCAGTTTGTCTTCTTCTTCATAAGCCGGTGGAGGTGCAGGGAATTTGGGTGGTTCTGGCTTGCGGCCAATTTTGGAGGTGTTGCGGCGCTTGCCGTCTTTACCAATGGTGGTCTCCTTCTGTAGCCCCAATGCCTTGCGTACACGGCCAACAGTCATTCCGCTCACTTGGCAAATGGCTGCAATTTGAGTGTCGGACATATCGCCCAACTCAATATCTTCAAGGGCCAGCTGGACAACATAACGGCGCTCATCGGGTGTGCGGGCCTTGCCGTGATGGGCATTGGCTTTGAGAGAGGCGATAAAGGCATCGCGCTTGGTGCCTTTATTTACGATGGCAGAAATATCTTTGTGTGCTGCGCGCTTGTGTGCGTGCCAGCGGTGGAATCCATCGGAGAGCCAGTAATGCTTGCCGTCAAAGTACAAATCGACCGGCGGGAATTCCTGACCCTCAAGTAATTCTTCGGTGTAGTGCTGGACCAAGGTTTCATCCAGCTCTTTGCGAGGTTGTGTTCCACCATCAAGGCGGATTTTTGTCAGTTGAATTTTTTCAGTCATTGTTTTCCTTTAGTGCTTTGTTGAGGTTCTCTATCGCATCCTTGATGCCACGCTGCATGAGCATGAGGGCATCCTGTTGTTCTTTCATTCGTATGTAAGATTCGGCTGCGAACTTCGCCAAGTTTTCGTTGGACCATGCTGCAAAGTTTGGTATGTCCATTTATCTCCTTTCTTTTTTGGGTGCTGGGATTCTGTCAAAGGTTCCCGTCATTGGATGCCACCGGCTGGGGACCCCTAGATATCTTATGGATGGCTGCTCATCAGGCTTAAGCCATTTGTGGATGATGTTCTCTATCTGCGGGATGGAGATCCTTCGCACCTCTGGGATGTAGCCAACAAGGTTCCCCTCTGAATCCTGCTCAAACGCAACTGTCGGGTTCTCGCAGCGCTTTTGTCGGGCCATTGCGGCTTTGTGTTTTGGATTGCAGTCGGCACAGTAACCAGCACCACCAAGCCCAGTTGTGCGGGCCGTAGCTTTCCACTCGTCAAACCTTGTTTGACTGTCAAAACATTTCGGGTATGAGAGGCTATCTTCCACCTTGCCTCTCCTTCATGTCGCGCAATGACCCGTACATGAGCCGTGCCGAAATGACGGCGTCCATCGTCCTGATCATAGCCAAATCCAGGTTTTGCTCTAGAACCGCGTTGTGAGCATCTTTCAATGCCTTCTCGGCATCCATGCAGGGTTTTGCGTAGTCAATGATTGCTTCGTATGTTTTATCCATTGTTCTTTCTCCTTAACTTAGCTTCAATGTCCCTGACCATTTTGAATATGGTTGAACGACCCGCTCCTGTTTGAAAATCTTCCCAATCCCAGTAGAGTTCTACCTCCTCATCTGTCAGCCCGACCCAAGGTTTTTTGTAATCCTGTATGTTGTCATCATCTTCAATCATTTGTCGTACTCCAATTCAAAAAGTTTGTTCAACTTGGGGAGTAATTCATCTATCAACTGCTTCCGTGTGAGGATGCTTGCCTTCGCCAAGTTACGACTGTACCCCGCGCTCAAATTTTGATACAGCGCCTCTTCCAACTGAACATCGGTAATGATGTCCTGCGGCGGCACATAGATTTTCATCAAGGACTCTGCCCGCACAATGGCAGGAGCCATCGCTGCCGCAAGCATGGAGCCAAAGAATCCGCGTCTGTTAGTCATTGTTCTTCTCCTTTAGTTTGGCTTCAATGGCTCGGGTTAACTTGCTCCAACCCGGAGGAATACGAACAGCTTCAGGGCCAAGGCAGTCTCTGATTTCTTCATCCGTCAGCCCTACCCATGTGCGCTGTGGTGGGGTGGTGTAGAGGGCTGTTACCCCTTCAAATGGGTCATGCGTAATCATTCCGTGTTTGTCATACCACGCCACAGGCTCCTGCGCTGGCTGTGTCGCCCGCTTTCCATCGTGATAGCCGCATGAGTGGAGGCCTTCTTCAGAATTTACATTTCTGTTCATTTAATTACCCACACTGCTTTCCCGCCTGTTTGCTCATACTGCTCTGTTTTAAGTCGGATGTATTGTTGCCCCTCTACACCAGCAGACTGAACATAGCCTTGAATGCCCCAATCTTTCAACTCGGTCACCACTACCATGCAGCCTCCAAATAGCTTTTGACTTGGCTCTACTTGCACAATGTCGCCTACTTCAATCATGTGTTCTTCTCCTTGAGGATTCTGTTAGCCCACATTGCCACCACTTTGTCGCCAGCATTCATGCCTTTGCAATCCTCATCCGTCAGCCCTACCCACGGCTTCTTGTAGTCCTGTATGTCATCGTCTTCGTAGGGGTATTTTTTATCCCAAGACCCGTCTGCCTTAGCCCCTGCAATGATTGCTTCGTATGTCTTATCCA